AAGGAGCTGAAACAAATGAAACCATTTAAGGAATTAGACGGCGAAACTATTAAAAATTGTATTGTATTACCACTATTGGTATTTGTGGTTCTGGACTGTATAGCACAAAAACAGCTTGTGCCAGGTATGCTGTTCTTGTGGCTCTCCGTAACCATTTTGGTTGTTCAGAAATTAATGAAGCCTTGGTGGAATAGAAGAAATGGAGTTTCTTCTAAAGAATATACTAAAGAAGAGACGGAACAAATAGTGGTGGATATCAAAAAACATCTTGCGTCTCCTCTCTATACCTTAGTAGTAAAAGATCTCGACGGTAAAGTCGTCGCAATAATAAATACCAACTACCAGACTATATTCGATTATCGAACTATAGATTAGTGGAAATATCCGATAAAAAATTAAATGTGCAATTAAGGAGAAACGAAGTGATAAAGAAAATAGGAGATTGGTCGACAGAAGTATATATGTCGATAGAAGAAGCGCAAGATATTTGTAAATTGGGCAAAGGAGAGGAATGCTGTGCATTTCTAGTCGCAGGGGAAAAAGAATTCGAATGTATCAGAATGTCATATCCTACCAATACAACGATATTCACTAGACTCGAAGAAGGTAATATGAACGCAAAAGGGAAAGGTGGTTGGGCCGGATGCGCTTGGGCAGGAGAAGTGAAATAGGACGATGTCCTGATCGATAGGTATGCTCCAAATGGAGCATACCTATCTGAGTAACCAAATAGTTTTATTTTTGTTTTGGTCTTATGTACTTTATAATGATCTTGTATCGATCACGTAATAATTTTTCGAGGCGGCAATGTTTTTTAAGATTATGAATAGTAGTACTTAATATCCTAGCCGCTTCAGATAATGTTTTGTAATTGTAAATCTTGTTGGTTTTTAGATCACGAACCATTACAGGCACTCTATCTGAAGTTAATTTATTCATAATAGCGTGCTGAGCGTTTTCGGAGGTAGTGCACCACTCTAAGTTAGTACCTAGTCCAAATAGATCATTAAGATCTATCTTATTATTAGTTTTATCTGTATCCTTATGGTTAACGACTAATTTACTAGGGGAGATAGTTCTTCCTCTAGCATCTTTAGGTAATGGTATAAAACTTAGTGCCAGTAATCTATGTACACTAGGATAACATTGCTCTCTATCTTTATTTAATAAACATACCGAACTATACCCGTTTATATCTGGCCTAGTGTTCATTTCGATGCCGTTGCGTAGGCCATAGATCTTACCAGATATATGGATAATGTAGTCCGGGAAGCTATGTAGCTGTCTGTATTCTGGATCTCCTTTGTACGCCCACTGGGTTATAGCGTAATGTCTTTTGATATTATTAAAATGATAGTTAGCTCGGTTATTGTCTACATATATTACATCAAACTCATGATGACCACATCTAGGGATAGGAAGGAAGGTATTCAGAATAAGTCTGGATACTGACCTCTGGTTCCTTTTAATATGTTCTTTGCCCCAGACCTGATATACCATACCGTATGGCCGCATATATGGTTTTTTAAGTAACTTCAGTTCACTATCGTAAGATTCCCCTCGTTTGTTGATAAAATATACTGGGTTCTCTTCTATAGGCCAAAACTCATCATCAGGAACTTCATTCTTAACGTAGTTATATCTATCCAGGTTACTCTCAAACTCAGTTCGGTTAGGACCGAACTTTAAGTTAAGAGGGTTTATATCGAGAGAGACTTTAAACATCTCTGGTAGTTCTGCATCCTTAACTACTGCTAATTCTTTAAGTAACTTCTGATCATCATCAATCCAGGTTGTGTTTCTAAACGATAGCATTATGACTTCCTATTATCCCTTATGAAAAATTAATATTGTACCCGACCGATTATTACGGGTCTGTATATTATATTACATAAAAAATAATAATTAACATAATACTAATTACACTCCCATTAGCTAGGCATTCGCGAACACTACGCATCTAAAGATAGATTAAATACGCTCATGATTATATTGTCTTTATTGCCTCCGGCATAGATGGTTTGCTGGGGTGAAATGACAGACGACCAGCTTGCTAGATAGGTACTGATCTCATTATTAGCATCACTAGCGTACACTCCGTTTAGACTACATACATCACCATCGAAATCAGCAGCTAACGCCACCAGCCGGCCAGGAAATATCCCCAAACTATCCACACAGTTATTCTCTATAATAGGATAATGACTGAATGTAGTTCTATTAGCCGGGTTAGTTAGATCTATCAATTCTACTTGTCTATTAGGTATAGTAGATACCAATCTTATCTTACTTGGATAACAAGAGTCAGGTCCTTGCCCAATAGGATACCTAGTTACGAATACATGCTTATTCTGAACAGCTATATAAGTAGCTATATATACTAACTCTAACCAAGTTAACGCTCTTATCTTAGTCTTGTCTATTTTCTCTTCTTTATATAGATTAACCAGGTCGTCTATATTCCTAAACAGTATTATCTTATCTCCTGTATCATAGATACCGTATAGATAATAAGATACCTTATCTAATCCTACTACAGAGATAGGTAAGTATCTTGTCTCTGGATCTTGAAATCTATTTAGTATAGCTTCATATCCATCGGTTGCTCTATATGTCTCTACTACAGAAGGATCTACTTCAACGTATTTAAGCTGAAAAGTTTTTGGATCTATAACGGATAGCTTACTCACTCCTGATGTAAAGATATTATCAAAAGCCAATACTCTCAGTTGATAGATAACTAAAGGTTGGAAAGCTTTAGCTGTTTGATATAGAGGACATTGAGTTTCATCATATTTGATCGATCTAGTATCCGTAGGAGTATAAGCATCCATCCTAGTAGCTGAGATAACATTCCTAGTACCATTAGCTATCGTTCTTCTACCTAATGAGAATTGTAAGAATCCTTTTTTGTCATTGAGCATATTCATGTAATGATCGAATATCTCTGTTCTCTTTTTGAGTATATTTACTCTTATGCTATCATAGACGGATTTATCTGACTTCGGCATACTACCGGCATATGACATAAGAGAGATATATAACTTATTGACATCATCGGAAGCTAACATCTTATCCGAGATATCTATATCTCTTACTCCTGCCGGAGATACTAGTTGTTTACTAGAATACCAGTTGTTCCTGTATTTATCTAAGAGAGCTATCAGATAATCTCTCTTAGTAGAAACAGTAGATCTAAACTTGATCTTATGCATATGCTTAGTAAAGAAAGTATAACCAGTAAATCCTTTTGGATCATCTGGTTTACTCTTAACAAAGTCTTGTTCTTCTTCATCAAATACAGCATAGCTACTACCGAGTATAATCTCCCCATATAGAGCTTTTAGTTTTATTACTGTTTTGTAAATAATGGGTTCTAAGATATTAGCATTGAGATCTATATAACCAAATCTCACTAAACGTTCATTACTACCTATCTGACCAAAGATCTCTTCTGAGAACAACCCGTGCGGATGAAACTGAGTAGTAGAAGCAGTATGGATACTGTAAGAAGTTATCTCCTGACAACCATAAGTCTTTATGAAAGTATCTGTATCTAACAAACTAACATTTAGTGGGAGTTGTTCTTTTTGTATATTAGGGTTAATATTAGGCATGGTTCTAACTACTCCTTTTGTACATTTTATAATTTGCGGGGTATATAATCTGAGTATATTATGGAAGAGCGTGCATATATTTAGACTAATAATATTGGACAAGGAATATAGCTATGATAGATCAACAAGTATTCGATGATTATAATGCCGCTATGTCGGAAGATAATCTCAAGACACCAGATGTTATATATCTTGATATTAGATTCGTCAAAGATCTATATCTAGGAGCTATACTTCTTACTATAGACAATCAAGAACAGTATAAACTATTATACGACAATATAACTACTTATAACGAACGTGTAATAGATGATATCGGTATAGTACTTCCTGAGTTAGGTATAACTAATGATAGAGTACTAGAGACTATGAAAACTAAAGCAGATAAGTTGTATGATCTATCTCCAGTATATACCTTTATGACTAATATTAACGATATGTTGATAAATGTTAATCATAAATGTACTATAGCTAAGAAGCTTATTATACCTACATTAATCATCAATGTTTATCCAGCTAAGTTATCCGATGCTAAGATGATAGCTATCGGTATGTACTATATCAAGACATACGGAATAAGAGTAAAGGTTATAAGTAAACCTTTTAAAGAAATAGATCCTAAGATAGTCAGAAATATAGATCTAATGTATCTATATGATCTAGAGTCATTTGTATCCAATCCTGACTATACGAAGGGTTTTCAAGATATGAAATTTGAGAAGCTAGATCTTATTTCCGTTAAGAGAGTAGCTAATAAAGAAGCATTAACTATCCATAAGACTAAAGCCGATCTAGACAAAGATTTTCTAATGACCGAGTGTTACATAAATCTGATGTGCAATTTCGCATATATACCCAATCTCGTTGTATACGGTACCCCTAAGGAGAACTAATATCTCATGGCTAAAAAAGACGAGTTCGACGATTTAGATAATATGAATCTAGATGATCTAGATCTAAATAAACTAGATAAGATGCTAGATGGAGAGAGTGATTTCTCTGCTGATATACAAGACGATAAACCCAAGGGGAAACGAATTCCTATCACTGAATTCGGTAAAGGAGTAGCCGATAGTGTTAAAGGATTAAAGATATCTATCCCTGCTATAACTAGTGATATAGATAGAGCCTTTCCTAAGACATCTGGGTTATTCAGAACAGCTACTGGAACACTAAGTGATCTTACTGCTCTTAAGAACGAAGTAGTAGCAGATCTAGCCCCCAATATCAATCAGCTAAAACAAACTACCCGAAGACTTCTTCCTAAGATAGAAGGTATCCTTCCTAAGAAGATCTATGATAAAGTATATGATAAATTAGCCCCCAAGGATATATACTCTAGTGGTTCAGTCGAAGAGGCTAGAGAAGAAGTTATATCCCAGCAACTAGGGGCTGTATTCGGTGCTCAGCAAGCACAAGATAGAGAAGACAGAAAACAAGATAGAACTGATAAATATATCGACAGAGCCTTACAGAAGACCGATCAACAAGAAACAGTAGATCAGTTAAGTTCTATCAGACAAAGTTCTTATATAACAGCTAGGTTCAGCTCTACTACTCTAAAAGGTTATCTTAAGAAATCCCTAGAATTAAAATATCGACATCTATTTGTCGCACAAGATACATTAGCTCTTACTAAAACTATGGCATCCTCGTTGGATGTCAGATTGAAAGATATAGCCCACAATACTGCATTACCAGAACATCAGAAAAAATATAAAACAGAAGCTTTTAAAGAACATACTCAGAACCTATTATTAGGTAAAGTATCTGGATCAGTAGGAGACTGGGCATCTAATTTCGGAGAGCGTGTTCTAAAAAACGTTTCTAAGCTAGCCAAAGAAAAAATATCCGAATTTAAAGATAGTATCGGTATGTTATCCGACGGACTAGATCAATACGCCGATGTATCTGAGATGGAAAAAGATATAGGTGGCGGAGATAGTAGTGCTAAATCTCTAGGTAAAATAGTTGGGTCTGCTGCGCTTACTAAGGGTGCCAGAATGGTACTCGCCAAAGGTCTTAATAAGTTAAAACAACATGGTGTCGATGTAGAGAACTTATCCGAAGATGTTAAGTCTAAGATAATGTACTATATTAAAGATAAGTCTAATGCTGGCGATAGTATGTTCTGGAACTTCCTAGGTGATAATGTATTCCCTCAGTTGAAAGATGAACGAGGTGAGTCCAATAAGATGCTAGCCAGATCCGCTCTAGAAGAAATACCTTTTGACGTTCTAACTAGACGATCTATAGTAGAGATCATTCCAGGGTATCTAGCTAAGATACTCAAGACCACTTCTACCTTAGCTGCTGGAAAAGAAGTTCCTGAGTTAGCTTATGATATCAACAAAGAAGACTTTGTTACAATAGATGATTACAAACAAAATCTGATGAGTAAGTACTTCGGTACTAAAACATCTAGAACCAAAGAGATAACGGAAGGTGTTGGTAAGTTATTAGGAGCATATAGTTTACATGGAGGAGATACAGATGCCTTCTATGAGTCTATGGAAGATGTCGTTAAGTTCCTGAATAATAGTGCTAAGCATCTACAGAGAATAGATCCTAAGAAGATAAAAGCCATCATAGATGGAGAAGACGTAGATGACCTCTATGATGATCTAGTATTCAAAGACGTAAAAGATAAAGATCGTTTATTAGAGATACTACAACAAGCTCTTTATAAGGGCGATAAAGTAGATACTGATACTAAACACAGTCTCAATATATTTACCGATAGGCTAGCTAGACAACGCGATGATAGGCTCATACCTAGATTAGCTAAAGCTGGAGCTTTTGGTACTAGAAGATATCATACCGATCTATTAGATGAAAAAGATATGATCTCCCATAAGAAGATAAGAGATCAATATGCTGATGTAGATATGGATATGTTGAAAGAAGCCGTCAGTCCAGAAGCAGCATTACAGAAAGAACGACTACGTAAAGCGGAAGAACGTCGTGCTAAAGAACGTGCTTATATGCGTGGTGAAAACGTAGATATGGAAGACGATCAGGCTAGACCATTCGAAGAACGAGTCATGCGTATGTTCGAAGATGAAAATTACTACAATAAACCTACGTCTATTTACGGTAAATTGAAAAGGAACACTGGTGAACAGAGAATAGCTAAACTCATAAAAAGAGAGCTACGCCGTAAGAATATCAAGATGACTGTTAACCTACAACAGAAGTTGTATGATATAGTAAAAGGAGTTTCTTCTAAGTACGATCAGCTTTCTTCTGATGAATTAAGAGATAAGAGCGTAGATATAGTAGAAGAAGTATTAGAGAAACTTATTGAAACGGGTGGTAATATATCAGATACCCCACTTAAAGACGTAGCGCATGTTTCTGGTCCTGGAGTATACGTACAAGAGTCTTCAGAAGAGATGCATATTCCTTTAGATGATTCTAAGTCTCCTTATTGGAAACTACTAGGCGATACTATTACTACGAGTATACAAAATGTCAAAGGTGGGTCATCTAATAAAATAAATCTATCTACTACTGATGAGCTACTAGTAGAGATCTATAATGCTATCTCTGCATTACCAGAAGCTATAGCTGGTCATTCCGGTATCTTCTCTAAAATACTCAAAGGTTCTAGTACTATGGCTGGTAAGTATCTAAGTACTATTAGTAGAATGTATAGTGGTATGTTCTCTGCCGCCGGATCTGCTGCTTCTTATGTTGGTTCTAAGATACCAACTATATTAGAAGCCGGAGGAAAAGCACTGGGCCACGTTGGCGTTGGAGTAGGGAGAGCATTAGGTGGCGCAGGAGTGATGGCCGGAGGTATGTTCTCTGGTGCAGGTAACTTTCTAAAAGGGGTATTCGATACCGATAGTTTAGACCTAGGGTTTACCGATATATATGGAAAACATAATGGTACCGATAAACCACTTATTACATTAGCACAACTTAAAAAAGGTCTCGTTACTAAATCCGGTAAGTTGATAAAAAGTCTCAAAGATCTCATAGAACCAGTATATGATCCAGAAACTGGAGAACAACTTATCTCTCAAGAAGATATAGATGCTGGATTGATAACTGCTGCTGGAGAACTCATTGGGTCTATTAGACGCAAAGGTAGTTCTGTAATAAAAGGTATGGGACGAGCTCTTGGTAGTGCAGCTACTAGTGTCTGGAATCTAGGTAACAAAGCATTAGGAAATGGGCTTGATATTTATAAGACTCTATTTGATATATCTACTAATATAGTTAAAAGCATAGGTAGCGGTACTAAAGAACTCTTTAAGAAAGTAATGGGTTTCGGTGAGTATGCCGGAAGCAGTCTTAGTAAGAAAGATACTAAAGAACTCATAACATCTAGACTTGATGCTATATTCGATCTATTGGACGAACGTTTAGAAAGAAAAGTATCTGGTGATTTAGATAACGATGGAGATAGAGAAGGTAGTTATCAAGATTATCTTCAGAAGAGAAAAGAAGAACGAGAGTACGACAAGAAGTCTCCTGTGAGCAAGCTAGGTAGTAAAGCTCGATCTGCTGGAAAAGGATTACTCGGTGCATTTGGATTAGGTGGAGCCGCCAGTGCTGCGTCATCTAGATTAGATGAAAAAGAACAAGCTCAGGAGGATAACGAATCAGAGGATAATAAAGATGGAGTAGTATCTGACGCTATAAAAGGTTCCGTAGGAACTACATTGGGGTTAGCTACTGCTGGGTATCTTAAAAATAAGTTCCCAAAGATAGCTTCTTTACCAGGTAGAGCTTGGACAGGTACTAAGAAAGTAGCCAAATCGGTTCTGAAAGGTACTGGTACTATACTCGGTAAAGCCAGTTCCGCTATCGGAACTAAGTTATCTGACATAGGTACAAAGATCGGAGAAAAAGCTACTTCTACTGCTACTAAAGCCGGAGCAAACTCTGGTAATAAATCGTTCATGAGTAAAGCCGGAGAAGCAGTTAAGACAAAGTTCACTAAAGCTACAGCTAAAGTAGGCGAACAAGCAGCCGAGTCCGTAGCAGCTAAAGTAGGAACAAAGACAGCATCGAAAGTAGCAACCTCTGCAGCAGCTAAAGCTGTTGGTAAATCATCACTAAGAGTCATCGGATCTAAGATACCTATTGTAGGAGCATTGATTGGTGCTGGTTTTGCAGCAAACTATGCTAGAAAAGGACAATGGGGTAATGCTGCATTAGCCATGGGTTCTGGGATAGCTAGTACTTTCGGACCATTAGGTATAGCAGCTAGTTTTGCATTAGATGGTATTCTAATAGGAAGAGAACTTTCAGCAGATGCTACTCCTACTGATTCAGATAAAGATATAACCATCCCAGTAAGAGAGTCTGTTTATAAAACACCTAAAGATAAGAGAGAAGTTACTCTATCGTTAGAAAAATGGACTGCAGCTGCGTTAGATAAACGACAGCCTACTGATACCGATGGTATTAGATCTTTTGCTAAACAATATGGATTGAATCCGGATAAACAAGATCAGATGTCTTTCTTCTATACTTGGTATAAAGAAAGATTCGTAAGAGCTACTTCTATATTTAGAGCTATAGCACAAGCTAATAATGTGGATATAACCTCGGTCGGGTCTTTACCCGAAGAACAACAAATCTCTATAGCGAAGATGTTTAAAGAACAAGCTAATAAAGCAATTTCTTTAGACCTAAGATATATCCCCTCGTTAGTAGGATTCGTTAGTTATACTAACTCCGTCGACTTAGGCGTAGCACCCTACAAATCACAGAAGTTAGAAACACCAAATATAGCTCCGGTAGTAAAAGAAAGTGCTTCTCATCTTTCTGAGAAAGAACTTATCTCTATGGGTATCTTGTATAAAGAACTAGGTGGAGATGTATCAGTAGAACTGACTCATACTAAAATAGATCATATATTTGCTCTTAGGTTAAAAGCATATGGTCTGTTTGATAAAGACGATCTACATGATGAAGTATATGCTCTAGAAGCCTGGGCTAGTTATGAGAACTCTAAACCGTCCGATAGATATACCCGACATTCTACTACTTCTATAGTAGAGAATATGGAATACTTCGGATTGAAGAAAAATAATGTACAACAACGTAAATTTTTTGTAGATTGGTTTAGGAATAGATTCTATCCAGTATTCGCATTTGGCAGAGTATTAGCAGAACAGATGCATACTACACTAGATGAGATACCTTCACTACCCGAAGAACATAGAAGTGCGTTTGTTAAACAATATGTAAATATCATACGTAATATTCAATGCGATACAGGTATAATACCTACAGAAGAAGCATTTAATATCTATATGAAAAGATTCAATATCTCTCCAGATAAAACTAATGATAAGACTAACCAACAAAAAGGTAGTACTACGCCCACATTAGATAAACCTAAGAGTACTTGGCAGAAGATCAAAGATAAAGTAAAAGATACTCTAACTGGAGATCAGTTGGTTACCAAAACACCGGTTCCTGTAGATGATGGCTCTTTAGGTTGGTTATCTGCACAAGAAGAATCTAGTAAAGCTGGATCGGAAGCTATTGGCTATGATAAGAATGGTGGTACTTCTTACGGTAAATACCAGTTATCATCCAAAGCTGGAACTTTTGATAAATTCTTAGAGTGGGTAGAACAACAACCGGGCGGAGAAGAAATATCATCCAGACTAAGAGCTGCGGGATCTCCTGATACTGGTAGTAAAATGGGCAATGTTCCTAGTGAGTGGAAGAAGTTAGCTAAAGAAGATAAGTTAGGTAACTTCGAACATGATTTTATAAAACTTACTCATTATGACGATACCTTTAATAAGATAAAAAGTCCTGAGCTCAAAGATCGTATACATAACTCTAAGTTGCTCAGAGAAGCATTATGGTCTACTTCAGTACAACACGGTGGACGAGCGGCGGAGATATTTAACAAAGTATACGAAGACGGTATGACTGAGCAGGATTTTATAACAGATCTATATGCAGAACGAGGAACTAGATTCGGCAGTTCCAATCTTGCAGTACAAGCTTCAGTACAAAATAGATTCAAAAGAGAATCTTCTACTCTATTGAATAAGTATAAAGAACAAGAGAGTTTAGCTAACAATACATCCGATCAATCTGCTGTAGATAAGACTATAGATAAAGTGGTATCTACTCACGATAGATCGGCTACTTACGATAGTTCTATACCTGCTGTACATACTCGGGCACCTATGGATCAACAGCAAATAGCAGAAGCTACGTTAGTATCTAAAGTAACTACTCCTAGAGTAGTAGACCCTCGTACTCCCGAGAATCTTAATGTTATAGCTAAGGTAGAACCCGATATAGAACAACGTAAGATAGTACAAGAACAAGTTACCGAACTCAAGAAGATGAATCAGACCATGTTCATATTTAATACCTCTATGCAGGATGCTCTAGGTAAAGGTGGTGTGTTCACTGAGCTAAATAACAACATAGTCAAAAATGGAGCCAATAGTAAACCCAATATAGTACAAATCGATGCTAAACAACTATCTACTATAACCAATATGTCTTCTACTAATCAAGGGATAGATTTGAGAAAACGCGCTTAATAAGGAGATCATTTCATGCCTAGTAGTACTAACACGACAACAGATGAAAAGTTAAAAGTAGATACGACAGCAACCGCATATGACTTTGATGTATTTCCAGACGATGGGGATTGGGTAAAAGCAACATTTACAGTAAAATTAGACAAGAGCTTTAGTGACTACGTTAGTATGTTAGAACATACTACCGCAGACGAACAATTTGGCGATAACGCTATAGCTAAAGTTCATCCGGAGATACAAGCTATCTTAGACGAATCGGGTAGTGACGAAGCAGCCATACCCATGATGTATAGAAAAGCTAAATTTAGAGATACTTCGTTAGGTGGTAATGATGCTATCAACCCATTGCCCCAGTTCAATCACGATGACGATATCATCCATCCATTCTTAGCCTTAAATGAGACGGATACCGAATCTGGTATGGGTAGAGTATATAGTGAGATGATAGATGATAACCAGCAGATACTTTATTTAGCTTTTGGTGTGGCCAAGTTCTCAGGATTGGCTGATTTTTATAATGACGCTATAACTCCTAAGCTAGCTAGTCTTATGTCAGAAGGAGGATTCTTCAGTATAGAGTCCTTAGGTAGATTATTTGGGACCGCTGTGGGCGCAGTACTTATTGTACCGTTTTTACCTATAGCGGTTCTCATTAAATTGGGTGGTATCTTTAGTGGATTTACTGAACTAAAGATAAGTAGATACTACGACTTCAAAAATAGTATGCCTCTCTACTATAAGTTCGCTAATACTATCTTGCAACATATAGCAGTTAATCTAGGATTCATGGAGCATGACACCGGTACTATAGCAGACGGACCTCTTGCCGGTACTAACTGCGATCTATTCACTATGTTGTTGAAGAAATATCGATATATGCAGATGGAAGAATTAGTAGAGGGCTTAGGTGAGAAAAGTACCATAGAAGAAGTCATAGATAAATATTTTGAGGTCCGAGAAAACCAAACTGATTTAGCTAGTAGTGAAGGTTGGTGGGAAAAAGCATTAGGTGGATTAGGTGCTGGTATAAGAGAGTCTATTAATTACATTGGATTACGAATAGAGAAAACCGTTGGTTCTGGTGAATCTATCTCTAATTCAACTACTACCTCTCCTATAGCTAATAATCTAAATCAGAGAGTAAAATCCACGAGGGAATCACTATTCAGTATGCAGAATGGTAATACCGGAGTAGGTATAATAGATGGTTTTATAAAAGGTGTCACTGGTATAATGAAAGGTGCTACGGACATGGTTGGTATATCTGATCTTGCATCTGTTGTATTAGGATCATCATATCTAGACATACCAGATATCTGGGAAAATAGTTCTTATTCTACTATGAATGGTTCTAACTTTAGGATGGCTTTAAGAGCACCGAAAGGAGATAGATATAGTTACTTCCAGAATATCTGTGTTCCTCTATCGGTTGTATTAGCCGGTGCTTTACCTAGAGCAACTGGACAGAGTTCCTATACATCTCCATTTCTCATCAATGCACATTGTCCTGGTAAGTTTACTATCAATATGGGTATCATAGATAGCATAACTATAACCAGAGGCGCAGAAGAACATGGATGGAGTCATACCGGATTACCTACTTGTATAGATGTAGATTTTACTATCAAGGATCTTTCTCCAGCTATATTCTTAGCGTTGAATGATACTAACTTCATGAATGTATTTGCTACTAATAGTGCATTCCAAGCATATCTGAGTACTTTAGGCGGGCGTTCTATGGCAGATACATTACTATGGACTAGAAACATAAAACGTAGATGGCAGTTCTTAAAAGCCATGGTAACTAAAGTACATCTAAATCCGATAAGTATCGGTATGAATTTATCATACACTAAAGTGGGTAGAATCTTAGCCGCTGTTTATCCTGGAACTATGTTACCCTCTAGAGTAGATAGTAAGACACAATAAATAATATCTTAAGAGTAGAGTACTCCGTGTGGAGTACTCTACTCTTATAGTTTACTACCCAAAATACATCATATACTTAAAACCACCAACCTTACAAATAAGGAGCTCTTTATGATAGTTGGATTAGAAAAGATGATGTATAGTACTTTTATTAAGGAATATACCATCTTTCGTAAGTCGATGATAAATCAAGAGTTTGTTAGTCTAGATAGTAAGATACAACTACCGAATAACTCAGTCATACATCTACTCGATAACATGATTAGAGGTGTCGATAGTAAAGATATGCCGGAGATAACCAATATCTTTCTTATCAATGAAATATATAACAAGTTCATATATCACAATAGTCATATAGTAACTCCGGACGATAAACTATATCGTAAAACTAGCTCTAGATATATAACTTCTGGATTACCTAGAACTACTCAAGAGTTCACTAAGATGTATAGGACTATGATCCGCCCAGTTGTTGCTTTAGATAGTGTAGTAGATAGAACCAACGCATTATTGGTCATCAATCATAATCCACTATGGAGATTTAAAGTTATGGGTAAGCTAGCTGCTTACCATAGATTCGATATTATCTTTAGAAGTATTGTTACTCAGATATTAAGTATACCTCCAGGAAAACATCAGTTCATATATGCGCCTATCTCATCTCAGTTCTACAGTAAGACCAATATACAAAGACCTCTTAAGATCGGTGCTACTCAAGCTACATTAGCTTCTACTAATGATGATTATTTATTTTTGTTGTATTTATTAGGAGTACTATATCCCGACGATGGAAGTACGAGCGTTCTATTTGCTATCAAAGATGAGTATGCTCCTTTTATTAACGTTATATTGACTATAGCTAATAAAGCTATGATATTCAATATAGCTGATATGAAAGAGATGATCAATAACGAAGGTATCTGGCTGACTCTTCTTAAACGTATAAATGAACTAAAAGAACTAGGAGGAAAATCTTCTGAGATAGTAACAACTCTTAGCGATACAGAACCTGAAGAAGAAGTTAATATAGATACACCTATCACTTCTCCTGCTCCCAATACTACAGTAGCTGTAGATACAAAAACTACTGATACTAAAGTAGAAAAACCTATCGTGCCTAAGATAGATGTAGTATCTAAAAAAGATCTAGATGATCCTAAGTTCATCCCAGAAGTACCTAAGGTAGTACATAAACCAGGGCCACCGGAAGATATCATCACCGAGATAGATACTAAAGCTAAAGTAGTGATAGATAAATCTCTCGGTACTCCTGCTCAGAAAATAAGACATGAGACATTAGCTAATAAATACAAAGAGATCAAATTCGAAAACTCTACTATAGGTGAGATACTAAAGACTCCTATAGATAATACGATCTCTTCTACTCCACTTAACTTCTTATCTTCTACTATACCTGATCCATCTATGATGAAGTCTTCTATCATAGATCTAGATAAAGAGTATATAGAGAAAAGACTTAAGAAGGACATGATAAGTGTATTAGTTTCTTTTAATAAAAACGGTATGTTCTTGACTGAGTTAGAAGAAAAGAAACAAGTAGACGAGCTAAACAAGATAGTTAAATACAAAGCTACCTATCAAGACATTAATGGTAGAAAACAATCGGTAGCGTATAAGTTTCCAGTAGTAGCACCAGACGGTACATTTACAGTAAATGGTATTACAAGTAGGATGACTAAACAACAGATCAATGTTCCTATCTGTAAGATATCTCCTACTAGAGTATCGTTAGCAGCAAGCTATAAGACACTAGTACAGAGAGACCTATCTAATATCAGATCATATAAAACCTATATTCGTAAATGTATAGAGAAGAGTAATACCATTAGTGAGGTAGTTAAGTATAAATATGGTACTACTACTTATGCTGTGAAGTTACCATACGAATATACTACTCTTGGTAATACCTATACTTCTCTTAATATAGGAAAGTATCATCTATCCTTTAAGTATAACGATAGAGGAGAACTAGGTAGATTAGACCTGGAGAGTAAGTATGGCGTACTTGTAGGAAAAATAACAGGTAATGAGAATCTATCTCTCTATATGGGTATGAATAATCGTATCTATGTGGTTAATACCGTTCTAGATACAGAAGTATCCGTTACCTCTATCCCGGAGTTGTTCTCAGAAGTATCCGGTACGAATATGCCAGTAACGACTGAGTGGACAGATATCAAGATACTAGATCAGAAGCTCCCTATCATCTTCGTACTAGGTTATAAGTACGGTCTCAGTAATATACTGAAATATCTAACTATAGATTACCGTACTTATCCAAAAGGTACTATGATAAATACCCTACCCACTGATATAGTCATTAGGTTCGCTGACAAAACATTCGTTATCAATAGGTATCCTCTAGAACACAGTCTGATCATCTCTGGATTAGCTTCTTATAAGACTAATGATTTTGAGATGGAGAGTTTTGACAAGCCTGATGTATACTACGATCTATTGTTATCGAAAGGTATAAGCGTTAACTATATCAAAGGTATAGATACTTTCTTTGAGTTATGGTTAGATCCTATTACTGCTAATGTATTGAGAGAAATGGGTGAGCCTACTAATACTAAAGATCTTCTCATAAGAGCTTCTGGTATGTTGGCTACAGAAGAATGTATAGAACCTTCTTCTATGAGGAATCATAGGCTTAGAACGTACGATAGGTTCAACTCTATCTTGTATGATGAGATGGCTAGAAAGTTAGCTACTCAGAGAGCTCATAACCGTGGTGATAAGTTCAGCATCAACCCGGAAGCAGTATTCCAACGTATCATACAAGACCAGTCCGTTATCATAGTGGAAGAGATCAATCCTATCCACGATATCAAAGAGAAAACGAAGTATACTCATACTGGAGTTGGTGGTAGAACCGCTACTTCTTTCGTAGAGTCAGATAGAAAATATCCTAACGATGGGGTAGGTATCATATCGGAAGCCACTCCCGATAGTGGTAAGGTATCTATAACAGCATATACTACTATGGACCCTACGATCAATAATATTTATGGGTTATATGCTCCTACTCCAGATAAGATAGAACCTACTCAGTTACTAAGTGTTACTGGGCTACTGATGCCTAAGATAGCGTCTGATGATAAACAACATGTCCTACTAGTTAGTAATAACTAGATAGTATCTCCTTTAATTGCTGGGAACTCCTAAAGCTTGTTATACCACAACGTAACTTGAAAAGGTAAGCGTGATGGTTAAAAAATAATAAGATATATGGATAATCAGCAGCGAAGACTCTAAGGGTATCTTATACCTACGAGTAGCTGTTCAACGACTACCGATTTATCTCGGGTACCTACTAAGTAGTAGGGAAACAAGGAGCATCCTTCTAGGATGAAGATATAGTCTAATCTCATGTGAAAGCATGAGCAGCATACTTTGGTATGCGGGATCTGTCTAACGAATAGATCTGAAGAAAATGATGAAACGCGCTAACTTTGCCAACATCCAGGCCTCACACGTAACGCCTTGTCCTAATTACGAACAATCAAGATTAAGAACAGGATATGAATCAGTAATAGCACATAGATCTTCTGACAAATACGCAGTAGCTGCAAAAGAAGATGGTATCGTATCTAGTATAGATAGTAAGATGAATATCATCACTCTGAGATATAACTCAGGTAAAACAGATATTGTCAAATTTGGTCCTTATGAAGGGGATGTTGGTGGTATCTATTTGCATCAAAAACTAGACCCTAACGTAACCGTAGGTGAGAAGATAAAACAAGGTGATATAGTAGCATATAACCCAGGGTTCTTCACTAAAGATCCAGCTAGCAAACAAGTAAACTGGAATCACGGTATTACGGCTAATGTTGCGCTAATAGTAGCCGACGATACTATTGAAGATAGTTCTGCTATAACTAAACCGTTCTCAGACAGATTAACTATAGCTCCTACTGAACTAAGATCAGTTAGACTAACTAGTAAATCTATAGTAGATAAGGTAGTTAAAGTGGGGGATAAAGTACTCCTAGATGATTTCTTATGTGTTATAGAAGATGCTGATATAAGTGATATGGTTGCTGGTATGAATACTAATACTATCGATCTTATAGCGGAATTAAATATGAAACATCCGAAAGCTAAACATAGCGGTGTTATATCTAAGATAGATGTCTATTACAGTTGTGAGTTAGAGAACATGACTCCGTCTGTGTCTAGATTAGTATCTAATATAAACAGAAGTAAGATAGAACAGCATAAGTATGCTAAACAGCATGGTAAAGAAGATGATTATCCATTACCTACTGTTGTACCTATGGGTACTAAGTTCAAAGGTGTGGAATTCGATGATGATACCATATTGGTGTTGTTTTATATAACTGCAGATCTACCTATGGATATGGGAAGTAAGCTAGTAGTATGCAATCAGTTAAAGAGCGTTGTTGCTAATGTACTGGAATATATCCCTACTACCGAAAGTGGAAAAGAGATAGATATATTGTTCGGTCCAAACAGTGTAGCTGCTCGTATAGTTATGAGTCCTATCATCAATGGTAGAATAGAAGCATCGTTACTAGATGCTGAGAAACAGATAGTCGATATGTATTTCGATTAAAAGGAATGTAAAGATATACTTAGTAGACTAGCTGTCATAAGACAGCTAGTCTACTATATTAGATATATTTCGTAATGAAAGTAAATATATATCATAAAGATAGATGATAGAAATAACTCTTAAATAATTGAGGTATACATGGATTTAAACACACTGTTCGACAATCCTGGTCTTAATTTAGAGATCTTGTCGGAAGAACTATCGGAAGCTATCTCCTACATGGCCGAAGTGATAAAAATCAAGTCCAAAGTAATAAGATTCGGTTTAGCTAACACCAATCCAGATACTGGGGAACTCAATAAAGAACTCCTGGAAAAGGAAGTGGGACATGTATTAGCCATGATAGACATCCTAGTTGCTAACGGAATACTGGATAAATCAGAACTCAAAAAACATAAATTAAACAAGTTCGCTAAATTACAGAAGTACTACAAATTATAGATGAGGAGATAAACAATGAGTAATAAAAAATATACCGAAGAAGAAATCAAAGAGCTGTTTGTAAAGGTGGCCCATAGTGAATTACCGAGCGATTTCGACGATTGGAATCTACCGTATCCGGATGGTAGTGGATTAACTATTGCTCATGAGGCGGCGTATCAAGATCGTCTGCCTAAAAACTTCGGTAAAGATGACCCGAAGTTATGGGCTATCGCCAGTAAACTCGGATGGATGGTGGCGCATGTCGCTGCGGAATACAGTACCCTACCGAAGGATTTTGGTAAGGACCATCCTGAACTATGGGCATTGCGCGATATGAGCGGTAAATCCGTTTCTCATGTGGCGGCCCACCATAATAATCTACCAGAGGACTTTGGTAAGGATGATCCTAAGCTATGGGAAATATACGACGAAGATGTGACTGTGCTGGAAGTATACATATCGAAAAAAGGTCATTGTCCAAAAGGATATAAAGTAAAACTAGAAAAGATCTGATAGGAGGGCAAAGGTAGTGACTGAAGAGAAATACACAGAAGACGAGCTGAAAGCATTGTTTGATAAAGCTAGAGAAGGTAATCTACCAGAAAACTTTGACGACTGGACTACATCCAATGCTCTAGGGCAAACTATAGCACACGTAGCAGCGATACACGGTAAACTACCGAAGGACTTCTATCGCTGGGATATTGAAGATAGGAATGGTGTTAATGTAGCTACAGCTGCTCATGGTGCCAGTATGCTACCTCCCACTTTCCATAGTTACTATCTTCTACCGGATTATGTATTCCAGCTCAAAGAAAGAAAGTACTACGATTTAGATTAAACAGACTGACTACTAAGGTATCCTATCACGGATACCTTAGTAGTATAGTCATTATCTCTACTTCTTTTTACTCATTAGTAGCAAAAGTTACCACTATATCTTTGATCAATGAGAACTTACCATCCTCATATACTAACGATCTTCTTACAGTCGGACGTATATGCTTAGTTGTAGAAATCAATGTTTGTAATGTTACGTTATTATTAATACCACCAACATCTACCGCTACTACATAATCGGATAACTCTTCTTTTATCCTATTACTTATATCCACCATAGAGATCGTTACTTCTTCCAAACTATTAGACACTATACTTTCCGTCTTAGTAGTTATGATCTCTAATAGATTAACATCTGAATATACATAAGGATAGATATATATCTTGATAGCAAAAGAAAGATCTAATGGTATAGTTATCGTATTCTTATCACCTATAGCAAATGTACCGAGACCCATGGTATTGGTAGGTCTAAAATACACATTGGTTCTCTCTAGCAGGTGCTTACCTGCTTCACCTACGATCGTCAAATAGTCATTTATCAAAATAGGAAGCTGCTCGTAATATCTGGTATATTCCACATCATCAGTTACAAACAATACCATGTCGAATAACATGCTATCTACGAAGTATTCTATCTCTCTTGATTTAGATAGTACTGGTTCACCATCTACTAACTTGATCTCTCCTTCATAATACTTTACGATAGGATCGTCTCCATCATAAACTATATCTCCCTCTGAATGTAACTTATTCAAGACAGGAGTTTCTCCAGATAGATCTATTACTAATGTACCATCCGGGTTAGTCTCATATATATCTTCTTGATAAGTCTCATATATATCCTCTGGATATACCTCGTACTCTTCCTGAGACCAATTGATATTGAGATTATTCAAGATAGTAGTACTAAGCATATTACCGAATTTACATTTGAACGATTGCCTAGATGAACCTATGTAACCACTATAAGTAGAAGGGATACCGTATGTGATACTACTATCGTAAGTCACATTACTTATAGCTGTACTAGCTATACCTATGATGATATTGAATGTTATCTCCATAGGAACATAGTGTTCTCTTACATTACCATCTATAGTTTCTAATGTAGTTATACATAACTCGTTATTCTCGTTGATGTGGTAATTAGTACCTAGGTATATCTCATATACAGACAACCCACTTAGTTCGCCTACATAAGTAGCCTTTAGCCCCACTGATAGATCAGTAGAAGTAGCTGTAGTTAGATATACTAAGATATCTTCTTCAGCTGTATCTGTGAAGATAGCTTCTTTGAGTGCACCTAGTCTAAGAGTATATCCACCACTACCTTCTACATCATGAGTGATCAGCATAGATGTAACTGTCATCTGAGCAGACATCGTAATGTTATCTTTGATAAATCTAAGATCAGAACAAGCCGGGTTCATCAGATTATAAGACTCTGCTCTAGGATATTGATTCTTAGTTACTATACGAATATGATGAGGTGATCTAACGTACCTGTATGTATTCAGTATAGCTGCTCTGTTAGTAGCGGGTAAACTATTGAACGAAGATACCTGTTCATCAGTTAGTGGAGTATAGTACCCAGCTACTTCACTCAGATCGAATATGGTAGTGGGAAGTATGGTAATAGACTCATCTATATTGCGAATGATACTAGATGTAACGTCTTCTGTAGTATTAGTCAACTTGATAGTAGAGTTAACTACAGGTAAGATAGTACCAAAACTATCCGTTAATGTTTTATATGCATAGTAGATACGTTCGGTGATATTATCTACTTGTTTGTATATACGTAATCCCCTCTTAGCGAAGAAACTCTCTAGTCCGATAGGAGTTACTGGTACTGTCTCATGTAGGGTATCGTTGATGATGTAGGACCTCAGTTGTTCGTATGTATATCCATCCGTACCACCCGCTATCTTAGTAGATATAGGTTGAAGTATGATAGTAGGTATATTAGCTAGTATAGAAGAATACTGAGTTATATCTCTACTGTCGAATGAGAAGTTGGCTGTTACTAACTCAGGAGTTACTTCAGATATATCTACGTCCAATACTCCTTTAGTAGTAAACAATACTATCTCTATCTTACTACCAACTACTCCTGTAGTAAAATATATCTGAGGGAGAGATAATTTGATCTTATTATCTTCAGGATATAGTTTGATCTTAAGAGTAGGTGTTTGTACGTCATAGATATCTTCACTTAACGTATAACTAAGTTCTTGATAAGTATTGTTTATATAAGTATATGCTCGTAATGCATAGAACTTATCTAGGTAATTATAGGTATTGCTATATCCATAATCGCTAATAAGATCATCGGTTATAACTGTACGTTCGAATTGGAAGATAGGAATATCTATAGATAATACTTCTAAGTTACCATAAGTAAAACTAGCAAATGGCACCGCATTGTTACCTAGAGTATAGAGAGGATTACTAACAGAAGTATCATAGATAACATTGATACTATCTGTGGTTTTGTTTATCTGGATCTCTATTGGATAATAGATACCGAATTTATACTTACCTATAAAGAATACAGTATCTCTTGGTATAACGACTTTCTTATAATCGTCGTTATACGAGATAGCGTTATCTATCAGATATCTTCTATCTAAGAAGATCTTGATCTCTATACTAGCTGGATAGCTATACATACCAACATGATCGAAATCAGATATATGCTTATACAGATCATCTGTGGATGATGCTCTCTTACTATATACGGAGGGTAGTATTTTTTCTGTTTTAAGTATACTCTCCGCTACCATAGTAGAGGAGGCTTCTAATAAAAAACAAAATGAATTATTAGGATCTGCTACTATCTTAGTTCCAGATAATCTATTCTGTAGCTCTGTTAATACAGAGTCTTGTATATACAGAGGGTTCTTAAAAACCTCTGCACCAAAGGCATTATCATCAAACATTGATTTTGTTCCTAAATTCAGTTAGGGTTGATAGTTTGTCAGCATTAGCTTGGTTGAATTTATCGTTTAATAATCGCTTAGTATTATCGAGAGGATCTTTTAATGCAGTATTGTTCTCATAGAAGTTAAGTTCGTTTAATCCTCTAGTAAGATCTATGTGAGGTAATCCTTTATAGTTATACTCCGGACCAGCGGGTACTTGAGTTAGAGAACCTACGTTACGTAAAGCGGGCCAATATCTCTCAGTAAGCATGTTGAACTCTAACAAGATGATAGGGTCCATATACTCAACCTTGTTAGCTTTAAATGGAATACTGAACTTAGTCATAGCTGAGATAAAGTTCTCGGTATTACTCATATTGAATGCTAACCCTATAGGTACTGATATAGGAAAACAACCAGTAGCTTTAGCCCACTTAGATATACAACGTAGACTAGGATCTAGTGTAAAACAATAGATAGAACAAGTATACTCCAATCTGTTATTAGCTATATCCTCATGATATGCTATAACGTCTCCTTTAGTAACTAGATCTATCCATCTAGACCATATGTATGCTAGAGTAAGAATAATACCACCTTGTATTTCTCTAAACTCTATGTTAAGATCATATGTTCTATTTAATCTGTCTGATCCTTTGGCGAATGTAAAATCCTCACTGAAGAATCCGCCAGCTGTTGTTTCTGTATCTATGACATAATCTGGCCAGCCACTTATATTAGTGATACAGTTAGACATGGGTATAATAAAAGGACTACGAGCTTCTAAGAACGGACACTTATTAGCTAGATCAGAATGTACGGTAGAGAACTTGGTATCTAACAGACATCTTATCATAAAAGGTAAGGATGTTTCGTGTAAAGTATCTAGAGTAGATAGTATTCTATCTTGTCTAATAGAACTAGTAGCTAGATTCAATCTAGGTCTAGTTATAAAAGTAAATCCAGATAGTTCCGTATTAGTTGGTAGAGGGTTGGTACCATGCTTATTTAACCCACGTAGTACTGTCTGGTATTGTCCGTAGAAGCTACCTGCTCCAGCTCCTCTATAGACAGATTCGTTGATCGCTTGATATATTTTTCTAAGATCATCTAGCGTGAGATCTTCGTCTGACATAATCTTTTACTCCTTTGTAGGGTGGTGTATAAGATGGATACTTTGTACACTACATTTTATAGTGATTTTCAAAATAACCTCTATTTTAAGGACTTATCCTATCATGAGTGATGCCATCGAGACTATAAATGCTCTAATTAAAATAGTAGATAGTTTCAAAGAGACTACCTCTATCTCTCTTCCTGAATATACTAAGAAAACCATGATAGCTAGTAGAGTATATATTCAGGATACTCTGTTCGATAATGCTAGTTTAACGGATACATTAAAAGTACTACATAATCTTTACATTGGATACATATTAACAGCTCTACAACTCAACCAATATGTCACTAAGAACAAAACTATTAGAGATATGCTGAGTGTTGTATCTACGGAAGGATTGGTAGGAGATACTTATATTGGTGCTGAAAGCATCGGTTCTCATTTCAAAAGTACTTTTTTCAGTGATCCTGATAATGAACGTAGATTAGCTAATAGTACACAGCAGTCTAAGATCATAGAGAATAAGGATAAGCAAGCCTTTCCGTCTGGTAAACTAGTAGAGGTAACCTTTAATAATCCAGAAGATCCTAAACAGACTTTTACTACCAATATCTTCGTACAGCTACTATCGAGATCTATTCCGTCTGAGATCATGGAACAGTTTATTGCTCTCAACTTTAAACCTGCGTTAAAACAACGTTGGTTGCAATATAAAGTAGATGAAATCAGATTCTGGAAAGACTTTGTATTACAACTTGATATATTGGAAAAACGAAGAGAAGCTATGAAGAAAGATAAATCTGGTGATCTACTAGATATGCTTAGAGCCAAACAAAATGCTATTACGAAGCATCTCTCCAGATTCATCAGAGCGTTGCATTTCACAAGTATCTTCGATGATGATACTAACGATCTTCTCAGGAAAATCCCAGATAGACACAACATTGCAAACAGTATCCTTATATATGAGAAGGGATCATTCGATAGATATTGTCACGATAGTCATTTGGATTTTAAACGATTCAATGACAGACAGAAATTCTTCAATGCTTCTTACTCTATGATCGTAGTAGTAATGGATACCATGTATAATGACATCACTATGTATTTTAATAGCTTCGAAGCTTTTGCTAAATACAGTTTTTCTCAAATGGCAGATAGTGCATCTAGGGATACTATGAATCTAGTTACTGTCATGAAACAAATGTCTCAGGGCCAAGCCCCTAGATTCTAACATCTGATTTATCATTAAGGAGATTTTCATTATGTCTGTATTCAGTGACCTAGCTGATAGAATAAAAACATTTGTAAAAGACAGTATCAAATTAAAGTCATTAAGCAAAGAAGATATCTTGGCTATAGTAGAGCAGAACATTACTGCTCACAAGCACTTTATTACTCCACTTGAATCTCTTACTAAAAAAGAGATAACTGATCTTATCTCCAATTACAGAAAGATCTCTAGTGGATTAAAAGAGCCTTACTACCATATACTAACAGAGCTTAATAAACTCAACGGTGTTAAAGCTAACAACCTGGTATTACAAGAACATGAGTTAGCTCCTATTTTTAAGACTAACAAAAAGTTCATCGCCATCCTGACTCAGATAAAAGCAGATATCGATAAGATCATAGTAGATGAAGAACTAACGTTGTTCTCTACTAGACTATCTCATGCTGCTCTATTGGGTATCTTAAGACAGAGTAACCTATATGGAACGTATTCGTCCTTCTTACTATCTGTCATGATAAGAACTCAGACTAAGAGCAATTATACTCTACCTGGATATAGAGCTAAGTATCTAGAAAAACATCTCGTAGATATAGCTACTATTACTAATCTGATCACTGATAAGACTGGAACATACAGGTTCTTATCTGAAGTAGAAGATATGCGTAAGAGAGATGCTAATACTTTACTGTATGCAAATGATAATACTTTCGATATAGTAACTAGAGCGTCCAATATGACTATGTCTGCTGTACATAACATCAGGTTCGGTATCTCCTTGTTGGATATCTTTACCTGGGGTATGACTATCATCGATGACTATAATCACGAATGTCATCTTAGAAATGAAAGACATAAGAAGTGGATGGAGGCTCATGTTGCTCTACTCAAGATGGATCTAGCTAATACTAATATCGATGATCCTAAGTATGTCAAACTTACTAAGATCATAGATGCTTATGATGCAGAGATCTCTAAGTATGATAAAAAAATCAACAAGTATCTTGGCGAATGACCTTATGAAACCAAGCATTGATAAATATAGTGTGCATAGATATCTAACTGCTTGTCTATCAGAGATACAGTTACTAGCTAATGCAGATACAACTATAACACCAGGGTTAGTAAAACTACATAGTGTGCTATCAGCAGAACCATTCGGCACACTAAATAGTAGATTACACGAGACTCTGTTATCTAGCTATACTTATATCTATGATGGATTCTTAGCATCTAGGATGAGTCATGTATATAAGAGGCTAGCTAATACGATAGAGTTCTGTACTCCTATGGATGATACTAAGAGATATGTTCCTCTTACTAAAGAACTTGTAGATATGTTTGATAGCATCTATACTGGTATCTCTACCAGATATAGTACTAACATATATAGTCATAACAAAATAGAGGATCTTACTGACAAACTTATCATAGATGATATAGACACTATGCTGACTATGCTGACTTATCATAGAGATACTCTCGATACTACATGTAAGGAATCAGATATACCGACATATGGGTATTATATAAGTGATATACATAGGAAGATAAAAAGGCTACTGGATATATCTCATCCTTCTATATACAGATTGATTATGCTACTATTAGATCCTGTTATGGGAGTAGATGTATATTACAACGAAGATCCTTATAAGTATCTATTGAATCTGTCTATCTCCGATGTTGTTCTGTTGTGTTGTCCATATACATTGATAAAACACAGTCATCTATTTGCAGAGACCTCTGGTAGGATATCTACTGTAGGAAAACAATATATAAAGAACATTCACTACATTAACCAACTAGGAGTTATGTAATATGGATATATTAGAACAGAAAGCTAAAGCATTAGAAATAATGGACGATATGTTATCATATACGGATAAATATGTTAAACTATTACAGCACGGAGAACATTTTAAATCCGTTGCTAAAGTAGTACAGAGTAATGGAATAACTAGATCCGGAGTGCTCTATTTGAAAAATACGATAGTAGGAGAAGTATTATCCGATACTAATCTATTGGACTATCGTAAATACGATTACGACCCAAAGAACAACGTAGAGTTGTCAAAAGAATTATCCTCTTTACTAGATAAGACCGGATCGTCTACATCTACTATTAAAGAGCTTATAGCCGAACTTAGGATCAGGTTCGACGAATACAATACTATACTAATGGAGACCAATAGTGTTCTTACTAATCAGTTGTCTTCGGCTAAGAAGGAATTGAGCAACACTTCGAAAGAAGTGATTCCTGCTAAAGCTAAAGATTATGAGAATATCTCATTGTTACCTAAAGAGTTTCTATGCGGTGCAGCACTAGTAGACACTACTAAGGTTACTAGAGAGAATATCTTAGCTCATCTTAACGGATGCGTTATCGATGAAGTAAAAACTCCTTTTCTCTCCGAAAATATAGTTGAATTAAGACAAACCTTGCTTCTGAATAAGAAGCAATTTGTTGACGGCATAACACGTGTATTGACGTCATTAAACCTTTTTATTTTTTACCGGAAGTGTAGTTGACGCTAACTTCCAAACAAACCTATAGGAGAACTACATATGTCAACATTTAGTGGTCTTGAAAACCTCGAAGAAGAAATCGTCGAAGGCGAAGCTGAAGGCGAAAAAGTAGATAACATCGAAGAAGCTCTTGAGCTTATCTCTATGGAAGACGAAGTCGCTGAAGAACTCGACGAGATCGAGAAAGAAGAAGAGGCCTTCGTAGAAGGCTTCCATGCTCTCGAATCACTTCAGAATCTTCACGATATCATCGCCGAACATGGTCTCTGCAAATCTACGATGCTCGCAGCAGATCCCGATGGTTATCTTGTGACCAAACTTGGTCTGCCCGCAGTGGAAACACTGGATGCTTCACCGATCAAAGATGCCAACGCACAGGCCGCCATGGAAAAGATCAGCGATACCCTCGGTAAATGGGCCGAAGGTGTTAAGAAGTTCTTCAAATGGATCTGGGACAAAATCGTATCTCTGTTCAAAGCCGTCATCGAACTGGTCGTGTCTAAAGAAAAAATTATCAAGATGCTGACTGCTAAGCTCAAGGGCGTAAAAATCGACCCGGCCAAAGCTGCTGCCAAAATGGTCAACATTCCCTCGATGAAAGATATTACCGATATGAAAGGTAGCATGAGTCACCTCGTCGGCGTCGTAACTGGTCTTCTCAAGGTAGAAAAAATGACCGGTCTCTCTAGTGACACTGTCGGCGACGAAATCAAGAAAATCGCCAATATCGATAAACTCGGTGCACTCGGTATCAAACTCAATGATAAAGGTACCGGTTTCGTTTCTGCTCCGAAAGATGCCCCCAAGGCAGAATCTAAATCTGTAAAAGACCTCGGTCTCACCGAAGCACTTGCCGGTGATATGCTCAAAGGCGCTGCCGACTCTATCGTACAGGTACGGGCTGCTGACAAACGGAAAGCCGAAATCAAAGCTACCACGGACAAAGCTATTGCGAAAGCAAAATCTTTGGGTGCTATGGCCGATGATGCAAAAGCAAAAGAGACTAAGAAAGAAATCGAAGCTCTGAAGATCGTATCTTCTATGATGCTCAAAGTTCTTTCTAAAGTGGTGAAGTTTGAAAATCTCTATATCAACTATGCCATGAAAGCGGCTTCCGCCGTTATTTCCTGCAAAGCTTAATCCGGCATCGTTTTCTAAATAGAAGATGTATCTAAGTATCCAGAGGCTCCTAGGAGCCTCTGGATACTATTCGTTGTCTATTTAAAATGAAAAAACTCGAAATATAAATAGATATATATCATTAGAGTAGAACTAGTATAAACAAGCTAAATAATTCTGTTAATTTGATCTTTAATTAAAGGGGAAATCATGGTATTATATACAGACACCGTAGAACAACTGAAAGCCAACTGCGTTAAAATAAGAGACCTGGCGGATGGATTAGATAGACCTAGTCTAGTAGTATTGACTGAGATAGGATCTGTCTTAATGAAAGAATTGGCGACTAATCATATGGATCTATTAGTATATCTAGATTCATTAATTGTAAATAAGTTCAAGGCTTATCCGGATATAGCTAAGAGTCTTGTATCTATGACTGATAAAGTGTTAGAATTAGTATTATCTATCGCTCAGCATAGGAGTACTGATTCCGGTTTATCTGACGCAGTCGAATATTCTGACTCTATCTACAAAGAACTATCGTCTATTTTATCTAAGATAATTCCATCCACATATATCTTGGGGGAAGATAATATTTGTAATATTAAATATGCGGAACAACAACGAGATAGTCATAACGAACATGTTGTTCAACTATCCGATGCATACAAAGAATTAGACGAAGTAACTTCTGCGGCTTAGGCCTTCTTATGCCAGATAGACTGCATTAATGCAGTCTATCTGGTGACAAACACAATAAGATATTTTTATGAATCCTAGATATCCTAAGACCCTTTCCGTAAAGTGAGGGATAAAGGGTACCTTCGTATCCAGATAAACGCCCAATGAAAAATAATAATAATATTAATGAGTAGATACTCGATGTCATTCATTTTTAAATGGTTATATATCACTAGAATAAGTTAACTACATCAAAAATCTTTTTAAAGGAGAAACCAAATGAAATCATACGTAATGTTATTTTGTGTAATATTGTCTACCGTAGGTTGTGTAAGCGCACAACACAAACCTTTTACTACTAGCGATACTATCATCGGTACACCTCCAGCATATAGCGCTTACTGTACTGAATGCCCTGATGCAGTAATCTGTTCTACGAACAAATCGGTGTCTGCAATCACTATCAACGAAACTGTTTTATCCGATGTCTTTTATACAGTGAAAGACAAATTCGTAGGTAAATCTGATAAAGAACAGTTTGGCAAATCCGACCATTGGACTTCTCATGCGAAAGAAGTAGAACAGGATCAAAAGTTCTACGATGATTGCGACGGATTTGTTTTAACCGTCGTAGATATGCTAGTGAAAAAAGGCGTTCCAGCATCCTCCATAGAATTAGTCGGATGCAAGACCGAAAAAGGAGAAAACCATATCGTTTGTTTAGTAGACAGATGGGTTCTCGACAATAGACAGAAAACGATCAAGGCGTGGGATGTTATGAAGTACACGTGGCAGTATTCCATGAATGTAGGCCAACCTAGGACATGGAAGAGAGTATAAAAAGTCAAGTACCTTACCTTAACCACAAAAGGAGATAAACAGAATGAATGATAACAAAGACAAACCTCATCCAAAACTAACGGATCGGGCGGAAGAAGGGATTCAGTCTATCGGTGAACTTTGGGAGTCTTTAGCTAAGTTTGCGCAACGTCGAGTAGAAGACAACGAGCACTATTTCGGAGATTATCCTCTTTTAGTTAGATGTGCACAAATGCCTTCTTTAAAGTCTCTGGTCGCTGCAATTGAAAAGTTCCATGGTCAGTACGAATAAAATAGCTTCTCCTACTAGCGTAGTCTATGCGCTAGTAGGAGAGCTGTAACAACATAATAACGATTTATTTTTTAACCGCTTCTTCCATTATATATCAACAACAGATCAATTAACTTATGGAGACACTTATGTATTCTGGATTAGAAGCAATATCTTTTCAATATAATCACAGATTGACCACTGGACTAGTATCTCTATTTAAAGAGGCTATAGAGTATAAGAAACAATTGGATGTCGCAATACCTTCCGCTGGTTTGTTCGATAACAAAAAAAGATTTAGTACTTTCAATGAAACTTTTAAAAAGATCTTTGTCCCTAGATTGAAAAAGGTCATAGAAGATTCTACTAATATAATTATGCAAGATATCATACTGAATGATAGTAATGAGCCTGCTGGATTTTTTGCAATAGAACCTATTCTGACTAAAAATGACGTAGAAAAGATAATCCCAAATATAGCTGGACTAAAGAAACCCAATGACTTAGAAGAACTAGTTAAGTATTCTAAGTTATTTAACGAGACCGAAAGCAAACTCAACGCAAAAGCTATAGATAAGATAGGATTCAAATGCAATCTGTTTTTAGATACATCGGCTGCTTTTTTCCTAAATGAGAATTATCCTACTATAGACGATTTGACTGCAGAAGAAATAACTGGTATAATACTACATGAAGTAGGGCACGCCATGGGTCTTATCGAACATTGCGGTAGATCTTACTATTACGGTAGTATGGTAATAGAGCAAAGTAAAACTATCTTTAACCATACCGATATGAAAAATGTAGATCTTACTAAAATGATAGAAACTTCTACTAACTTATCGGATGATGTCAAGAAAGCTCTTGTTAAGAATATAGATAAATTGAATAAATCCATAGACTCAGCTAATAAGTATACTACTATAGCTTCTCTCTTGCTAGGTTTACTCAAAATGATATTACTAGCTTATGTCAACTTACAACTAAGTGAAGCTATAGTAGGTATATTACTTGTAGCAGAACCAATATTTAGTATCGCAGATAAGTATAGTAGTATCTCTAGTAAGTATAGTAAAGATACTGTCACTAGTAGGAATATGGTTTATTTCGAAAGGATCGCAGACGAGTTTGTTGTAAGGCACGGATTCGGTGTCCATGTAGGAACTGCACTCGATAAGATATATAAATTAAATAGGAACTTCGTACCAGGATCATTGATGAATCCAGTACTAAAAGAATCTAAGATATTAAAGGCTCTATATGTTACTTTAGAAACTTTGAACGAGATCACTGAGTGTAATATAAGTGATAACGAACATACTTACGAAAGTACTCTGAATAGGTTACATAGATTAGCCGAAAGTACTAGAGCTATATTTAAAGATAAAGATCTTCCTCCTGAAGTACGTAAGTACTATCTAGCTCAATCCGATGAATTGGAGATCATGTATAGACGAGAGAAGAAACGAGTAGTTAGGACTATAGACGAAGTATTGTGGACATATATAGTACCTCTGACAGCACCGAAAGTTATAACCGAAATACTTTTAGACGGTAGAATGACTAACGACATGAAGAAGTTGCTCGACCAGCTTGATGCTATAATGAACACCAGACTCTATGTACAGGCAGCCCAAATCAAAGACATGGCTTAATACTAAGCTCCTAGGTAGTAAGCCCCAAGAGGGGGCTTACTACCTATTCACTCGATGTCTTTCGATTCTAACTAAATATATATCATACTAGTAAGTTAACTAATATTAAATCTTCAAAAAAGGAGAAAATAAATGACTATGTTTTTAATAGGGCTGTTCATTTTCGGACTATCAACCATTTTGACAGGAGTGTTACTTCCGAGCAAGCGGACGACTGAAAAGGATAAAAAGAATCTGATCTACACTGGGATCGGAATACTACTGACTTGCGCATTACTCTTCCTATACTCAGAACTCATGATTGACGAAGTGGAAGTAGTGCAGTATTTAACCGTTTTAACTAAGGAGGTGTGACGATGGCCCTAGCAATGCTGATTATAATCGCTCTATGAAAATCTTAGGTATCCTAAAGCCCCTTTAAGGTGAGGGTAGTTGACATTCAATTTTATTAAAAGGAGAAAACCATGCGTATTTTCGTCGCCAATAACGCAGCTGTATTGAGAGCACTAAGTCCGGCATACACAATAGAAGCCGAGTTCGGAGACGATATCGTCGAAGGATCAGAGATAACTCTCGGTCACCACGGACCAAGGTATAAAAACATCTGTCCTTGTTTAGTCACACAAAATCCATATCGCGGACCAGGAGATGAGATAATCGGGATCTCTCACTTCGATCTTGATACTCTGGGTGGAGTTATGACGTGTCTCGGGATCAAACCCTACCACGAATCGTTCTGGGCAGCAGCCGCTCACGTAGACCTAAAAGGAGCTCATCGCTTATTTGAACTACCCTGGGCTCCAGTAGATTTACTGAATGCCTATTGGGCATGGAGTAGTAAACCGGAGAATAGATTGTCTGCTCCAAGAGATGGGTCGGCCAAAGACTGTACAGAATTCTTCGAAAAAGCTTTTCGGATGATGTATGTATTATTATACCCTGATAAAGAACCGACGGATATGCTACTAGAAGGGAGAGAGTGGTTTGAAAAGAACAGAGAGCTGGAAGAATTGAGCTACGTCACTACGGTGGGAGATACGGTATTACTAAGAAAAAGTGGTTCCTTCGTCAACAATCTGTATAGATACGACGGAAAACTTTACCCTGCTGTGGTCGGATACAATACTAATACTAACGCGATAACTATATCGTTTGAATCATCTATCCCCGACGTATCGGCCGTAGAAATAGTACAGTCTCTATGGGGCACTTCTGCTGGTGGTCATACTAATATAGCTGGATCGCCAAGAGGAAAAGAAATGTCCTTGGATGATGCTTACCATACGGCTAAGTATATTTTAACTGTATTGGATAGAGCTAACCAATAAACAGTCTACTGAGAGAGTACCTCCTTCTGGAGGTACTCTCTCAGTATGTCTAATAAAGATTTCTTTTTATAAACCAGTTATCCTAAAACCTTTTCTATTAAGTGGGAGTGTTCGATAGATCTGTTACTACCACGTGATATCCTTTAGCTTTTAAGATGTTTACTATCTCTACCTTATCTAGTTCACTCATCTCATATATAGTTATAGTAGTAGAAGATGCTGCATCTAATACTACGAATGACCCATCTTCTATCCACTCTGTAGCGAATACTTTAGTGGGTTCTACTGTATTACTAAGTTTGATAAGAAAGAACGTCAGTGTCTTAATATCAGGAGTAGTAGGAACTGTTTTCAATACCGCTGTTTGATAATTAACTATATCCTTCTTAAGGAGTTTAGCCATATCGTAGTTTATTACTCCGGATATAACACCTTTCCAGAGCACATTATCAGTAGCGTTCTTTGATCTAAAGGTAACCAAGTTACCTAATGTTAAATCTACAGGCATATCTTATCTTTAACTCCTTATTTCTGAAATATGTTAGTGTATTAAATCACTCAACGTTGGCTCCACCAGGGATGATGATCCTAGAGGTTATCATGAACTTAGGAATAAGTTCGATCAATCTCTTTATAAGTTCTTTATATAATTTGATAGGTTGTATGACAACATGATCATTATCTTCTGCTGTTCCCCATTGTTGTACTTTGGTACCGTCAGATGTATTGACATAGCTACCTTTTCTACATTCGATATCTATACCCTTACCAAAATAAGTTTCGTCTAAGATACCATCTAACTCTCTAGTAGAGATATTGTGGATGATCTTAAATAGATCTTCCATCTCACTATAGATAGATTTATCAGTAGCTTTAAACAGAACTTTTAGATTTCCGTCTACTACGAACCCGTCGGTTAGAGAGGAAGTTATAGCACCTAATGCATCTTGTACTACAGATTCGTTAGCTCTGATATCTAAAGTTTGTCCTCCCAATTTAAGTATAGGTAATCTACCGCCTATCATCGTCCTTAACGATTCCGTATACATTAGGAGTTCTTTTCTAACATCAGCATTATGCTTATTTTCGAGCCTGTGTATAAGGTCTCTGACTTCCGAAATCAGTCGATTATATCGGGTCACGTATATACCATCTGGACCAGTATATTGCTCATCTAATGGTTCATCGTTGTACCACTCATGAACACCATGTTCATTGCACTTATACAAGTTAGATATTCTGAGAGATCCTCTATCGATATGACACTGTACGTTTTTAATAACAAAGTCATCATCTTCGATAGCTTCATGCAGTGGCATTACTCCAGCAACTGCATTGAGTACTTTCAACTCGATAGGCGCTCTTGCACCATACTGACTCTTACCAAACATAGCTAAGATCGGTTGGTTATCCGGGTTACAGTCGAATAGTTTCTTAGTAACATCTTGTTCTATGGTGTGGTATACGACTAATGTCGGTCTGGTAGTAGTACTGAGATATTTGATAAGTCTATCTACTTCGGTATACCCAGTAATGAGAGGTTCCTCTACTACAATAAGATCCATATCTTCTTGTAGATACTCTGTTCCTAATGCATGATTATATCTCAGGTTAGAGCTAACTACTATATCCAACCACGCATCTTCTTCTGGATAATAGACGCCATAAGTATCTGCAGTCTCCATAGGTTCTCTTCTATAAGAGAAATATGTAAACAACTCATCTGGAGTAGCTTCGAAGATAGTTCTCATACAATCAGCCAATAGCTTATCGTTCTTACTTGTGATAAGAGTTTGGATATATGCTATTTGACCAACTGTTTTTTGTTTAGATAGACCCAATACCTCAGAAGCACTTTCTACGGTATACTTACATTCCTCTAAGTACTCCAGTAGACTATTCATCTCTATTACGAATTCATCGGGAGACTTGATGGGATTAGCATAGATATTCCTGATCAACATAGCTGTGAGTAGCATAGATGTAGTAGTACCATCGTGAGCAACGCTATCTACTCTGGTACCAACATACCCGACTATCGACTTGATATAGTTCTGTATAGGACTAATATACTCGATCGCATTGAGGATATCTATACCGTCCTTAGTAAAGATAGATGGGTTAAAACTATCCATACCTTGATCTATGATAAGCATAGCGTGCTTAGCATATAGACCACAATGAGAAGATAGAACGTCTATGATGTTATCGCAGGTATGTACAATGATATCATTCATCTGTTTTCCGGACACGGTATTAGTAACATCTCTATGTGCGAAGAGTTTTTTCAGGTCTCCCATATTATCATCCTTTTTCTAAGCTTAAGTTGGTTTTTGTTTTAGCTACTAACTCTTTATACATACTAAGTTGTTTGACTAATACTTCGTATGTATGAAAGTCTAACTCCATAGTTTGGATAAGATCTAGTCCGTATGTGTCTTTCCAATCTGTAGCCATGATCGTGTGTATGGCTTTATACAGATATGTATCTTGTACTGTTATATTACCTAATGCAGGACTAGGCTCTATATAAGCTATAGAGCCTAGTACCCCTCCATTATTAGGAGGATCATATATTTGACTATTGAAATGTGTTATGGCATGATATCTAGCCCGACCACTGACACCATTCAATAGTTTGGTGAGGAGGAGGTGAAACTTCTTAAAGTAATTAGTTATTGCACCTCTGTTTATTCTATCCGGGCTAACCTCATCACCAATTGAATAAAAAAATTCTTCTGTACATCAAAGCTTATATACCCGTCCTTAACATAAGTAGGTACATAACCACAGCTAGGACATTTACTAAACGGAATAGCTATAGTAGTAATAGCTGTATCTAAGATGAACTGCTCCATATCTTCTCCGAATGTAGTACTCTCCAGTTGCGTAGTATCTAGACATTCGGTTATTGCACCTAGTTCGGTTGTCTTGAAGTTGATACTGCTATCTTCATTATACAGTCTCAGTTCATCTATCCAGGGTACGAATACCTTATAGAAATTATACTGGATATATCTGTAGAGAGTATCCTTATTGTCTAGATGAACGTTGTCGATAAGACTTCCATTAAAGATATCGGCATAGGTACAGAACTCGAATAGAGTAGGTACTTTAGTAGTTATTTTCCATTGATCATATAGATCGATAGTCTTGGTGAAACCTAACTTCTTCCTATACTCAGCTAACTCTACGTGAGTTCTTACTTTATTCTCTGAAATGAAAGAGATACACTCAGTAGGTAACTTAGTATAGTTATTATACCGTATCTTCTTAAGATCAACAGAAGTAGTCTCGGTATATGCACAAGTAGGATTTATATTGACACAAGTATAGGTATATGGAAATCCCGATTTATACATCAATGTACCAATGGCCCAGAGGATAGTATCATAATCATGAATACTAATAGCTTTGATGAGATTATCATCTCGTTTAAAGTTCTTCACGTTAGTATAGATGACCAATTCCTTCAATAGCGCTATGGTAGCCTTCTTGATAAGAAGATCTGAGAACATATAGAAGTAAGCGCCAAACTCTCTACCGTACTCAGATACATCTAATGATACTGAGTTATAGTAAGAATTGAGATCATCCAAAGAAGGTCCTTTTAACAATAGATAGATACCACTATTATAAAGGAAGACTTTTCTTACATTCTTATTTTTAGCTCTGATGATATCGATAGCATCTTGTCCGGAGATAGTTGCTCCTTTTTTATCTACAGAAGAGATAGGAGTAACATCCATGAGTCTGATATCGTCTTTGACGTATTTCTGTTCTAGATTACCTAGATTAGTTACTAGTTTCTTTCTAGCAAATTCATCTCCGGTACTAGCATTTTCTATGTGTTTTCTAATAGCAGTTATTTGCGAAGACGGGGTAATGAGCTGAGTATCATAATCCGCCTTAGATAAGATAGTTTTGAGTAACTGAAGCTTCTCGCCTAGTTCTTCTATAGTGTGAGATAGAAGAATACCAGAATCTTCCTTAGGATCATATGGTATCTCGACCTCCTCAGGAAGAGTCATTTGTTCTAACTCAGCTTCTCCTTCCTTAGGCTCTATTACTTTCTCGTCGTCACTTATCTCACCATCGAAGATAGGAGTGCTCGTATCTTCTTCTTTTGGGACAGTAGGTTCGTCCCCCGTTAGTAAGTTATTATCGTCAGACATATAGGTTTTCCTCTTAATGTTGTTTTTTGGTGATATAGATTCTACTATTAGGCCTGGTTGATCTTAGAACTATATTGGTATCTTCGTAGAAAGAATAATACTCAATACATCCGTCTTGTAACCAGGTCAATAGTTCGTAAGTATATTCCACTTTCTTATTCTTAGCTAAGTATTCTTTAACAGAGATGGTTTCTACTCCATCTACTAATGGAATATAAAAATCCCTATACTTAGTAGATACGATATTGTAGTTATCTATCTTGATCTTAGCTGTTATTACGCCATCATCCAACTTAGTCTTATCTATAGGTATCTTGATATAAGCTATATTGGCTCGTTCTATTGAGTATTGGTTGTATAGATCATAGACACACCTAGTAGCCTGGAATAGATGAATAGGACTAGCTAAGATAGTTTTCTTATTCTCTATCTCTACATATAACACCCCACTCGGATCTAGAATAAGTTCTATATCTTTTATGTTGTTCTTATACTTATTGAATAGAGATAATATTACAGTAGTTTTGACTAAATAAGGAATATCCGGTATATTGATCCAGGAGATGAACTTCCTAAGGATAGTATTAGTCTCTTCATTCTTAATAGTAAGGATGTGTATACCGAAAGAGCTATCGCAGTACTTAACGAACTTCTCAGGATCTAGATTGGATAAGATATACTCATTATCCTTACCGATTATTCCTCTAAACAAAAACAATGCTCGTCTAGCCGTAAGAGACGATAGATATAGCTTAAGTATAGCTAACTCAGCTTTAGTAAAGATATCATCCATTATTCTACTTCAGCGGCTTCTATATCGATAACGTCTTTTACATCAAATATCTGCAGGGGATCAGGACCAACGATATCTTCTTTTTCTTTCACCAGTGCGGACAACTCATCATCAAATCCTGGAATAAGTTCCGCATCGAGATTTTTGATTTCTTCTTCAGTACTCTTCAGGAAAGACTCTTTGAGTTCTTTTATCTTATTGGAGATCTCTGTTCCGATGGTACTGATAAAAGCGTCACTATTGGTTAATTGAGGTAGGATATTAAGCCTATCTCTTCTACTGGAAGTAGCTTTCTTAATGCGCTCGACCATATTGGTAAGTTGGATAGTAAACGTGTTAAGCATAACTTCCAATTCGTCCACGGTAGCTTTAGCATCGGCATAAACACCAGCGGCTATTAATTGATCGGTAAGTTCAGAGATAGACCTTTCGAGATCTCTTCTGATATAATCTCCAAACTTAGTTACCTGGATACTTTTATTGATAAGTTTTTTCTGTTCTTCTTCTGCGTTCTTGATTTGTTTTTTGAGTTTCATTTTCTCACTAAGAGGTTTTCCAATAACTACTGAGCTCTTTTTCTTTCCCATGGTTTAATCTCCGTATTAAATATATGTAGTAATTTAGTTACTCTTTTCAGTATAACATACAGTCTGACTATAAAGAAAAATAATATCAAATGTATTTATTATCATTCGAATAATATTTAAATATATATTACACAAGTAGATATAAATACTACTTGTATAGTAAAAGACATTGGTATAGAACTAGAATGAGCTAATTAATGTCGACTGTATTTAATAATTAAATGAGGAGTAAACAGAAATGACTACTAGACAATACACTGAAGAAGAAATTAAAGAATTATTTGAAATGGCTAATGAAGGTATGCTACCCAAGGATTTCTCTCAGTGGTATCTTAAAAATAATGATGGTCAGACCATCGCTCACGAAACAGCCAAACAAGGTTATCTCCCAGAGAACTTCGGTAGGGATGATCCGACATTATGGGCTATGCAGAATCACAAAGGAGAGACTGTATTAGAAGTATTTATGATTGTGTATAGATCTCTTTCCAAAACGATAAGAAAAGTATAAGGATAGGATAATAAATAAAATAACATAGTAGAGCACCTAGGTGCTCTACTATGTAAGAGTCAGTGATGGTGTTAGATCCAGTACAGTAGATTTACTTCGTGATATGCTTCACGTAGTCTTCGGGGAAGACCTTTAGATAACTAGAAATATATTTATCGAAGTACAACTCACCGAGTGCTAATCCTTTTGTTCCTGTACCTAGTGCGGGAGGAGTAGTAAATCCTTCCATAGATGCTCTGATGTCGGCGGTAGTGTATTTAGTACTTACTGCACTAAGTTCTCCTACTACATTAGCCAAAAGTTTAGTGTAGGCGTTAGTCGGTTTAAATTTTTTAACAACCATAGCTCTGGCATCGAGAACGAATTCTTTACTACCGATATTGTATCTCTCGATGAGAGAGTTTACTACCTTTTCTACAGTAGTATTTACATCAGCCATAGTTTCTTTTTTGACATCAGCTAGATAATCGATCAGTGATGCGATAGACTGATTTCTACAGATACGTCTAGCTTCGATATCAAAAGCTTCTGAGCAAGATTTGAGTTGTTCTGAGAGTACTTTCTTTTCAGCACTATAGTCGCTGAATAGATCTAAGTTGGGCATGTTAAATATCTCCTAATAATAGTAAGTATTTGATTGATATTATAGCATGTTTAGTTGGTAGTATTCTAGTACTAATAGTATCCTTTTATCATCCATTAAAATAAAATAGAGAAAATATGTGCAGAACTATCATACCCAATTTAGGATAGCTAAATGAAACCATTAGAGGTAACCGAATATACGAGACTCGAGGAAGGAGGATATGTACTAAGAGAATACATACGAGATATGTATACTTATGTACGTACTAAGTACCCTCATCTATCAGAAGATCAAATAACAATAAACCTACGCAAAATAGTTACCGACCGATTACACAAACCAACCTTAAGTAAAATAACTCATGAGACTCCTGGTAATGCTAAAGTAGAAGTACAAGATCTACTAGAGTTTACAGATAATAATATCTCTAGTTGTATAACTACTCCATCTGGAACTTCATATATAAAGACAGAGATCAACCCAGCTTTTACTAAGTTGATGGTACAAGACCAACTTAGAGAAAGATCTAGAGTAAAGAACTTGATGCTAGATGAAGAAGCTGCAGGTAAAATCAAATCGGCTCAGATCAAAAACTCTATCCAGTCTAGGATCAAGATAGGTGTAAATGCTCTATCTGGTGGTATGAATAACCCAGGTAACTGCTTCTATGACCCAGCTGGATATAACAGTATAACATCTATCTGTAGACATAGTGCTATGACAGGATATAGTCATACGGAAAGATTTATAGCTAACAATTTTTATTTCTCAGACGAAGAAGATGTTATCAACTGGGGAGTAGTCTTATTGAGAGAATGTCCTAGTATAGAGACTCTTCGTACTATAGTCACTAAGTATAAATTACATGTTCCTACTTATACTGAAGTAGTAGAGAACTTTAGTATATCTGTTGGTTTGTATAAGTTTAATGTAGATAGAGAGTATATGAACTCTTTTTTCAGTAAACTTCTTCCACACCAACTAACGTTCATATACTACTCATTCAACCTCTACATCTTATTCACTAAGAACACCGAAATATTCAAAAACTGGATATCTTACCTTTTTCAAAATCCCGATCTAACTAAGGTTGATCAAGATATAGATCCTAAAAGTATCTATAAGTTAGATGGTGATCTGTTAACTATGATAGTAGCGACTCATCCCCAACTAGTTGGGGATAACCTTATATCTAAGATACCTTATACTGCTCCAGATATAGCTAGAAAACTTATACTCATACATCAGGATATGAGTAGAAAGCTATTAGAAGTAGAGGATCTTTTTAATATCTTTTTTATGGCTAAGGTAGATATACCTAATGTCAATAAACATAAGTTCATGCTGAGGAAATGTGTTACATTATCAGATACAGATAGTATTATCTTTACTACTAAGTCTTGGGTAGAGTGGTATACTGGCAATATGGGATACAATGCAGATGCTTATCGGATAAATGCGTTAGTAATATATCTGGTAAGTAAGTCATTGGTACATACATTCGCTATACTAAGTACTAATATGGGAATAGCTCCTGCCGATAGAAGACTTATAGCTATCAAGAATGAGTTCTATTATAAATGTATGTTAAGAACTCCTATGGCGAAGCATTATGTCGGATTGGTATACATCATAGAAGGACGTCACCTACCTAAGCCTAAGCCTGATCTAAAAGGTAAGAACCTAAGAGGATCTGATCTTAGTTTGAATGCACTAGAGTTCACTAAGAACTTCTTGTTAGGTATAATAGATGAGTATACGACTAATCTAACCATAGTAGCAGGAGATCTTATCTATAAGGTACTCTTATTCGAGCAGGATATAGTAGACTCTATAGATAGAGGAGATTCTGTATACTTAGGATCAGATCCTATCAACAGAGCTACCTCATATAAGAAACCGGAAAGTACTGCTTATTTTTATTATCTGTTATGGACAGAAGTATTCGCTGACGATTATGCCCCTATCTATCCACCGCAGAAATGTAAGGTAGTTCCTATTAGCGATAAGCTTATCCGCTCTACTAAGTATCTAGATTGGCTAAAAGATACTAACCCAAAGCTAGCTGATAAGCTAATAGGATTCTTAAATAAATATCCCAAGAAAGCTATTAATAGGATCTTTATACCACCACAGATAACTATACCTGTAGAGATAAGATCTATAGTACTAGTTAAGAGTGTTATACGTAAAAATATATTTCCTGTGTATTTAGCGTTAAGAGCACTAGGTATAGGCATAGATTTTGGCAAGAAGAACTTGATATTAAGTGACATATATAAACTGACTAACACAATAGATAAGGAGCTTTTAGATGAATCTAGTTCAACTGAGGGAGAAACTACAGAGGATTAGCCTCACAAGGTCTATTATGGCAACTAAGATAACTGGGATGATCTCTAGTGGAGATACTTATCTGCTGCGGCTGGGCGAAATAGATTATAATGTTAAGGTCAACGAGGCTTGGATGAACAGATACGATGTTAAGGTAGGAGGATATATCCTGTTGTTAAATGAGACCTATTTGTCGTATATGCAAGAGAATAGTTACGAAGATCTTTTGGATCACAATAAATTCCGCCTAGCCCAATCAAACCATCCGGGGTTCGTCATCGTCAAAAGAACATAATTGATACGATATAGTTAAGTCGTAGACCTCCTAGGAGGTCTACGATGTCGTTCAAATAGTATCTAGATATATATTACCAATATAAGTAAAGTCATCAATTGAATTCAATCAATCGAAAAGGAGATAAACCGAATGAATAACTTGCTGTTAGATACCTTGAAAGAAATTGAAGAGTTAGATATCGCTGGATATATCTGTGTCGGTACTGTAAGAGATCTATATAAGAAGATAGAATCAGCTATAACTGATGAAGATGTAAAAGGTCTTTCCGCGGTCATACTCTATCACACAAAAGAACAACTGGGGCTGATCGATATTGATAATACGATCAATTATCTGTATAATACTTACCTACTTGCAGAAGTATCTAATGTATTAACCGGATCATCGGGGGACAAAGACTACTCAGTCGTCCCTAATACACGTAATACTGATTTTGTCTTAGATATGGTCTATATGACTGGTAGTTTGTGTTACTCACACTTTGACGACGACGGATGCGCCGCTTGTCCGATTAAAAAAAGTAGCCTGTCGTGCACCGGTATAATGGACTTAACAGATCTATATATCGCTCGTAGAGATACTATACTGCGAATGAACCGAGTGAGAGATGTTAGGAGAATACTCATTCGACAATATGAATTATACACAGAATATAATGAGCGCTATTCTCCACTGAGAAAACTTTCGTTGTACGAAATACTACCGGATTACGCAAAAGGAGAATACCAACTTCCAATCAACGTATCTAGATCATATAGAGAGTATTTGCGCGCTAATCCTCTATCAGAACTCCAACGACGAGCTGAGATAAATCGTAAAATCTGGTTAGAACGACGGCAGCAGGTGTCAATGACCCGTAGGATTCCTTTATGTGGGGAACTCCAAGAATAACTTGCTTTAAATCAAAAGGAGATAAACAAAATGGCGTGTCGAGTAATAGAAGCAATAGATAAACAGATTGCTAATGTAGATAGAAAAATAACCACACTTAGAGCCGATGCTGCTTCCGCTCTGGCTAATGGGTACTTTGACGATAACAAATTGCACTCATCGAGAGAGTCCGATCATGAAGCGTTCAGAATCGTCCTCGTTAATTTAAAAGAAGCCTGCAAAGGAGAGTATGATGAAAAGAACTGATATCCCGGGATTTCTGGACGAAACTGCCGCAGAGCCCTTATTCATGACATTCTTATCCGAACCCACGGTGATATCGAATATATATCGCCCAGATAGAAGAAGATCGGTGGTAGCATACCATAATATTTCCGACGATATGCTAGTAGAGAGATTAGTAGCTATAACTAGTGGCGAAGATGAAGTTATCGGTATAGCTACTTATATGTTTTCTCCAGAAGAAACCGCCGGAGGTTACGTCGATCTAATTGATCTCCAATACGACGAAGACCATTTGGTATTAGTAGATGCACCTAGGACAAGGTTAACGTCTGCTGAATTTGTTGTCAAGTACCTCACTTTAACCAGTGAGGCCTGTAGCTTCGGCTATGGGGTACCTAGAGGTAGATAGTAATTTATCTACCTCTAGGTATAAAAGACTAGCTTGGTCAAGTAACCTACTTGCAGTAATGCAAGTATTGGGACGTCTGAAGACAACTGAACTACATCACAACTGACGTACAGGTGCTCCACTAGCTTGTACCTCTCAGGTAGTCAGTAGCGAAGTGGGACGAACTAACTAGAGAGGAGTGATCCTCAATACCAACGAAGGAATCCAATAACTTGTCACCCAACAACTCTAACAATCTAACCCGAGCACAAGCTCAAGGCAAGCTGTATACTAGTCCTACTGGACAGGTATACAAGAAGCCTGCACAACTCAGTAAATACCCACCTACCAACT